GCCCTTGGCGGACGAACCCCCACGACGAGGGTGAGGCGCGCGCATTTGGAGCGCTGCGCCCCATGATCCACATCACCGCCCATGCCGTCCTGCGATATCGCCAGCGTGTCGCTGACGTGTCCGACGATCAGGCCCGCCAGTGCATGGACACCGCGGCTGTTCGGAGCGCCGTGCTGTTCGGAGCGCCGTATGTCCGCCTTGCGAGCGGGCAGCGGCTCGTCGTTCAGGATGGCGCTGTCGTGACCGTGCTTCCGAGCGACATGAAGGCTGGGAAGCTTGATCCGAGAAGGAGAACGACATCGTGAGCGCTGAAACCATGTCCCCTATAAAAACCGAAACCCGCAAAATCGCGGACCTGATCCCGTTCGCGCGCAACAGCCGGACGCACTCGGATGAGCAGGTTGCGCAGATCGCCGCCTCGATCCGCGAGTTCGGATGGACCACGCCAGTCCTGATCGATGGCGCAAACGGCATCATCGCTGGGCATGGACGCCTTGCCGCTGCTCGCAAGCTGGGCATGGACGCCTTGCCGGTGATTGTCCTCGACCACCTCACCGACGCTCAGAAACGCGCGCTGGTCATTGCCGACAACAAACTTGCGCTGAATGCCGGGTGGGATTTCGATCTGCTCGCATCCGAGATCGAGGGGCTGGGAGGCGATGGCTTTGACCTGTCGCTGCTCGGCTTCAACGAGGACGAGCTTGCGGCGCTGCTGATCGACAAGACCGAGGGCCTGACCGATCCCGACGATATTCCCGAGGCGCCTGCCGATCCGGTGTCGGTGCTGGGCGATGTCTGGGTGATGGGGCGGCATCGGATTGTTTGCGGCAGCAGCACTGAGGCTGACACGGTGGCGAAGTGTTTGAATGGCGTTGTGCCCCACCTGATGGTCACCGACCCGCCTTATGGGGTGGAATATGATGCGGACTGGCGGAACAAGGCGATGCGCGCGGATGGCTCGCCCATCGCTGGGCGAGCCACTGGCGTTGTTCTCAACGACGACAAGGCCGATTGGTCCGAAGCATGGGCGCTGTTCCCCGGCGACGTGGCCTATGTCTGGCACGCGGGCAACATGGCCCACACCGTTGCGGACAGCCTGACCAGCACCGGCTTTGGCATCCGCGCGCAGATCATCTGGAACAAGCACCAGTTGGTCATCGGTCGCGGCGACTATCACCCCAAGCACGAACCCTGCTGGTATGCCGTCCGCAAGGGCAAGACCGGCCACTATGTCGGCGGGCGCAAGCAGACCACGGTCTGGGACATCGACAGGCCGCAGAAATCCGAAACGGGCCACTCCACCCAAAAGCCCGTCGAGTGCATGAAGCGCCCCATCGAGAACAACTCCAGCGCCGGTCAAGCGGTTTACGAGCCGTTCTCAGGCTCCGGCACCACGATCATCGCTGGCGAAATGACGGGCCGCTCGATTCATGCCATCGAACTCAACCCCGCCTATGTCGATGTCGCGGTCAAGCGCTGGCAGGAATTCACCGGCGAGCAGGCCATCCACGCCGATACAGGCAAGACCTTTGCTGAAACTGCCTCAAATTCCCCCAGCGCGGGCCACACAGCGCCAAAACATGAAGTGGAGGCATCCTGATGGGTAAACGCGGTCCAAAGGGCTGGGAGCCGACGCAGGCCGAGCGCCGAACCGTCGAGCACTACGTCACGCTCGGCTATACGCAGGAGCAGATCGCCAGCCTGATGGGCGTGTCGGAAACCACGCTCAAGAACCACTGCTCCGATGAACTCAAGCATGGGGGCCTCAAGGTCAACGCGCAGATCGGTGGCAAGCTGTTCCAGAAGGCAATGGGCGGCGACACGGCTGCGCTCATCTTCTGGTGCAAGACGCGGCTTGGCTGGAAGGAGACGGCTGGCCTCGACATCAACGCCAATGTCGCCGCCAAACTGCTCCCCGGCAAGGTGGACGACTTCCTTTGACCGAGGTGCGCACCCTATCCGATATGCAGCGCGCGTTCGTCACCGCGACGGACGCCTACCCCTGCTTCGTCGGCGGCTTCGGCTCGGGCAAGACGGCAGCGGCGATGGCAAGGGCAATGGCGCTCAAGGTGCGGTGCCGGGAGCAGTCGATTGCCTATTACCTGCCGACCTACCCGCTGATCGAGGACATTGCCTTCCAGCGATTCCCCGAATTGTGCGAGCGCAAAGGCTGGGCTTACAAGCTGAACAAGCAATCGGCGATCATGGAATTTCCCGGTGCTGGCCGCATCGTGTTCCGCAACATGGAGCAGCCCGACCGGATCGTTGGTTACGAGGTGGCGCACAGCCTGGTCGACGAAATCGACATCATGGCGACCGACAAGGCCCGCAATGCGTGGAACAAGATCATCGCGCGCAACCGGCAAAAGTGCGGTATGCCGAACACGGTGGGAGTTGCGACGACGCCCGAGGGGTTCAAATTCGTTTGGGAGCGATGGCAGAAAAACCCGGCGCCGGGCTATGTGCTGTTCCGCGCCAAGACCGAGGAAAACGCGGCGAACCTTCCGGCCGACTACATCGAGAACCTGCGCAAGTCGTATCCGCCAAACCTGTTGCTCGCCTATCTGGAAGGGGAATTTTGCAACCTCACCGCCGGCAGCGTCTACGCCGAGTTCGACCGCCAGTTGAACGCCTGCGCCGACACGATCCAGACCAGCGAGCCGCTGCACATCGGCATGGACTTCAACGTCGGGCGCATGTCGGCGGTTGTGTTCGTCTTGCGCGATGGCCTGCCTCGCGCCGTGGATGAACTAACGAACCTGCTCGACACGCCAGCGATGATTGCCGCGATCAAGTCGCGCTACGAGGGCCACGCGATCTTTGTTTATCCCGACGCCTCCGGCGGCGGCCGGCGGTCGAACAACGCCAGCGAGAGCGACATCGCGCTTTTGCGCGCCGCCCGGTTCAGCGTGTTCGCGCCGTCAAGCAATCCGCCTGTAAAAGACCGCGTGTTGGCAATGAACCAGATGATCCACAGCGAAGGCGTCCGAAAGCTGCTGGTAAACGTGGACCGTTGCCCCGGCTTTGTTGAGGCGCTGGAAAAGCAGGCGTATGACAAGAACGGCGAGCCCGACAAGACAAGCGGGCATGACCATTTGTGCGATGCAGCCGGATACATGATTCACTACCGTTATCCCGTGAGAGGCCGGGCTGTTCAACGTATCTCTCTCGGAGGTAGATAGCATGGCAGACCTTACCCCAAACAAAGGCGTTGCGACCCGCCACCCTGACTATGAGAAGTATTTGCCGCAATGGGAGCGGTGCAGCGATGCTGTCGAGGGACAGGACGCCATACAGGCGGCCGGCGCAAAATATCTGCGCAAGCTCAACAAGGGCGAGCACCCAGACGCCTATGCGATCAGGTTGGCGGATTCCGACTTCTTCAACGCGACATGGCGCACGATTGCGGGCTTCACCGGCATGGCGTTCAGCCGCGACCCGAAAGTGGACGTGCCCGTCGCGCTGGAACCCTACCTCAAGGACATCAACCTAGAGGGAGTGTCGCTGCTCGACCTGGCGCGCGATTGCGTCGAGGAAGTGCTGCAAACGGGCCGCATCGGGCTGCTGGTGGACTTCTCGCAGAAGCCGGATAACGTCGAGGCGATCACGGTGGCGATTGCCGAAAACATGGGCCTGCGCCCGAAGGTGGTGGCCTATTGCGCCGAGCATTGCATCAACTGGCGCTTTGCCACGGTGAACGGCCGCAAGGTGGTTTCCATGGTCGTGCTGACCGAGGAGGCGTCGGTTGCCGAGAGCGAGTTCGGTCACAAGACTGAAACGCGCTACCGGGTGCTGGATCTGTCGGGCGGGGCTTATCGCCAGCGGGTGTTCCGCAAGAACCACAAGAACGAAGACGAGCAGATCGGCAGCGACATCTACCCGCTGATGAACGGCAAGCCGATGACGTTCGTTCCGTTCTGCTTCGTCGGCACCGGGGGCAAGGCGGACGACATCGACGCGCCGCCGCTGATCGACTTGGTTGACCGCAACATTGCGCACTACCAGATCAACAGCATTCTTCGGCACACCCTGACTTACATCCCGCCGGTCTTCTACATTTCGGGCTACGCAGCCGAACCGGGCGAAGAAATCCGCCTTGGCGGTTCCGATGGGCTGATCTTCTCCGATCCGCAGGCAAAGGCCGATTACGCGGAAATTGGGGGCGATTCCATTCCCGCGCTTGAGCGCAAGCTTGATAGGTTTGAGCGGGAAATGGCCGTGCTGGGCGCAAAGATGCTCACCGACCAGGCACGCAAGCCGGCCACGGCAACGCAAGTGGTGATCGAGACGCAGGGCGAGAACAGCATCCTTTCGGCCATCGTCGGGACGGTATCCAAGGCGCTGGAATGGGCGCTCGGCGTGTTCGCGCAATGGATCGGCGCATCGGGCGAAATCGTGTTCGAGATCAATCGCGAGTTCCTGCCGGCACCGATGGACCCGCAAATGCTGCGCGAGCTGGTGGCGGGATGGCAGGCCGGGGCAATCAGCGAGGGCGAGTTGTTCACCAAGTTGCAGGAGGGCGGCGTCATTGCCGGCGAGCAGACGCTTGAGGCGCATCAGGAGGAAGTGGCGTCTAGCCCGGCGGCGATGCCTAGGCCCGCGCCTGTCGTGCCAGGGCAGGTGGCGGCGTGAGCGAAGTCCTGCCCTTCCGCAAACCGGAGCGCGAAGACCCGCACCTCGCCGGCCATGCGCTGTGCATCGGCTGCGAGGCGCTGACGGCCTATCTGCGTGAGGGCCGGTTGCACCTCAAGTGCATGTCCTGTGGCACGGAGCAGACCGAGGCGGTGTTCGGATGACCGATGTTGATCTCACCGACGCCATAATCCGCCACGCGCTAGACCTGCAGCGCCTCGCCGCGTTCGAGGGCGCGGAAGTGGACGCATTGCTTGCGCAGCTTGAAGCGGAACTCCGCACCCTCGCCGCAAGCCTGCCGCAAGGCGAAAGCAAGCGGGCAATCGACGCGCTAATCAGGCAGGCCGACGACGCCATTGCCGCGCGGTATGGCGAGGCAGCGGGTACGCTCGACACGCAGCGGCTGATACTGGTCGTCGCCGAGAACACGCAAGCGGCGCTGGAAAGCGTGAACATCGGCAACGGCGCGCGGATCAGCGAGGAAACCGCCACGAGCCTCGCGCGCAACGTCCTGATCGAAGGCGCTCCGACTGCGGCATGGTGGGCGCGGCAAAGCGAGGACGCGCAATTCCGCTTTGCGCAGGCCATCCGGCAGGGCGTGGCCAACGGCGACACAAACGAGCGCATCGTCGCCCGGATCGCGGGCAAGTCGGGCTTCATGAACCTAAAGCGGTGGCACGCCAGGACGTTGGTGCATCAATCCATCATGGCTGCCGCAAATGATGCCCGCCTCGCCACCTACAAGAAGAACTTTCCTCATGGCGGCGGCGTTCGCTGGCTTGCATCCCTCGACATTCACACATGCCCCACCTGTGGTTTTTTGGATGGTAGATCTTGGAGCTTTGACGGTAAACCGATCAAAGGCAACGACGCTCCATATCCCGGATCGCCGCCCCGTCACCCCAATTGCCGGTGCTTGTGGACTGTCCTGCCCCCTTCGCTAGACAAGGCCATCGGCGTTGCCGGCCTCGACGAACTGCGCGACCAGCTATCCCGCCGCGCGTCGTCGCAAGGCCAGGTCAAGAACACAACCTTTGCCGAATTCCTGAAACGACAGAGCCCGGCGTTCGTCGAAAACGTGCTTGGCGTGAAGCGCGCGGAGATGTTCCTGGCGGGCCGCATAACTCTGAACGACCTGATCAACCCCATTACCCTGAAACCCCTGACCCTAGACGAACTGTAGGAGAACCAACATGGCTGACGAAAACACCCCCAGCAAAGCCGACATCGACAAGGCCATCAAGGACGCAGTTGCGGCCGCCCGCGACGAATGGGAAGCCGAAACGCAGGGCCTCAAGGACAAGAACAAGGAACTGCTCGGTAAACTGCGTGAGGCAAGCGGTGTGAAGCCCGAAGACCTGGCCGCTGCCGAAGCACGCGCCGACAAGGCCGAGGCAGCGCTGGCCGAGGCAAACAAGCAGGTCAAGACGCTGACCGGCGAGCGCGACAAGGCGGCCAAGGCGCTGGAAATCGAGCAGGCGCACACGTCCAAACTGCTCATTTCCGATGGTCTCAAATCTGCGCTGCTCGCCAACGGCGTGAAGGATGAGGACTTCATCGACACCCTCACGGCCAAGTTTGCCAGCGGCGCGACGATCAAGGCGGAAGGCGAGGCCCGCGTTGCCATGATCGGCGACAAGGCCCTCGCCGATGCCATCAAGGAATGGGCGGGCTCGGACGCCGGCAAGAAGTTTGTCGCGGCACCGGACAACAGCGGAGGCGGTGCCCAAGGTGGCGGCGGTACAGCGACGGGCGGCAAGACTATGACGCGCCAGCAGTTCGATGCGCTCGATCCCGTCGGCAAGGTCGCCTTCGCCAAGGAAGGCGGCAAGGTCGTCCCTGCGGCAGCTTGACCACGTTTTTCGATAAGTTGGGCGGGTATTGACGGCCCGCCCGATTTATGGGACATTCCCGCCCGCTGATCGAGGTTAGGCCCTTTCAGCACTCCGGCTAGGCCGGGCACCGCAATGAGCAGGCAAGGCCGCTCGCGGTTTCCGTGAACCTTGAAAACCGGAGCGCCATCATGGCCAACACTCTCGACAATCTCGCTGCCGACATTTTCATTGCCGCCGATATGGTCGGCCGCGAAGCAGTCGGCTTCATCCCGTCCGTCACGATCAACAGCGGCGCTGAACGCGTTGCGAAAAATGATACCGTGCGTTCGCACTTCACCCGCGCCCAGACGGTGAACGAAACCGACACCCCGTCGATGACGATCCCCGAAGGCACCGACCAGACGGTCGACACCAAGACGCTGACCATCAACAAGTATGCGTCGGTGCAGATTCCGTGGACCGGCGAGGACGTCAAGCACGTCAACAACGGCTCCGGCTTTTCGACCGTGTACGGCGACCAGATCAAGCAGGCGATGCGCACCATCGTCAACAAGATCGAATACAATGGCTTCGTCACGGCCTACACCAACGCCTCCCGCGCAGTCGGCACCGCTGGCACCACGCCTTTTGCGTCCAATCACAACCTCATAGCGCAGGTTCGCCAGATTCTGTTCGACAATGCTTGCCCGGTGGATGACGGCCAAATCAGCCTGATCCTGTCGTCCGGTGCCGGCACGAACATGCGCAATCTGGCGCAGCTCCAGAAGGCCAACGAGGCCGGCGGCACCGAATTGCTCCGACAGGGCACGCTGCTCGACCTGCAGGGCATGATGATCAAGGAATCGGGCCAGATTGTCTCGCACACTGCGGGCGCCGGCACCGGCTACGACTTCATCGGCGCGGGTGAGGCCATCGGCCAGACCACGCTTTCGCTCGAAGGCGGCACGGTCAACTCCACTGGCTTCAAGGCTGGCGATATCATCACCCATGCCGGTGACAGCGTGAACAAGTACGTCGTCAACACCGGACTTACCGCCACCAGCGGCGATATCGTGATCGGCGACCCCGGCCTGCTCGTTGCAGGCGTGGACGCCAACGAGATCACGATCGGCGCGAGCTACACGCCGAACATCGCGTTCCACCGTTCGGCTATCGAGCTGGCCATTCGCCCGCCCGCCATGCCTGAAGGCGGCGACGCTGCGGACGACGTCATGCTCGCGCAAGACCCTCACTCCGGGCTGGTGTTCGAGATCGCCCATTACCGTGGCTATCGCAAGGCGATGATCGAAGTGCGCTGCGTCTACGGCTGGAAGGCGTGGAAGTCCGCCAACATCGCCACCCTGCTCGGCTGACCTGTTAGGGCCGGGCGGGCGCGCATCCCCCCGGCCCTTCCAACACGGAGGCCGCGATGGCGACGATCTACAAACTCAAGGCTGGCTACACGCTCACGGCGACGGTCAACGAGGGCCGCGCGCATGTCCGCTCCAGCGATGGCGTGGACAGCGCATTTACCCGGTCCAGCGTGGCTTTCGGCCCGTATCTGGTGGACCGCGAATTTATCGTGGACGGCGATGCCTCGGTTGCGCTTGCGGCCTATACGACCTCGATCAATTCGTTGGTGCTGGCTAATGCAGGCGTGCCAGACAATGCCGCGCAGGCGGCTCTGACAGTCAACCCGACCGGCGACGACAACGGCCTGATCTACACCGCCCGTGCCTATGGCACCGAGGGCAACAGCATCAAGGTCGGCTATACCGATCCCGGCGCGAACAATGCTTCGCTTGCCGTTTCGGTATTCCGCCAGTCCGTCACCGTCTCGCTGGCGACCGGCGTTGCAGGCGCGATCACTTCGACCGCTGCGGAAGTCAAGGCGGCCATCGAAGCGCACTCGATCGCCAACCGGCTTGTCACGGTGGCGATCATGACGGCCGACAGCGGCACTGAGGACGATGGCTCTGGCGTGGTCACTGCCATGGCTGCGGACGCGCTCTCGAGCGGCGCTGGCACCGGCATTGGCGTCGTCGTCCCCGGCGGCATCTGCATCGATACGACCAACAGCGACATCTACCGGAACGACGGCACCACCGCTGCGCCGGTATGGGTCAAGGTCGGAGATGCCGCATGAAGACGCACCCGACCAACCCCGCCGCAGTATGGGCGCCGCGCGATGACGGCAATGGCTTTCACTGGACGGTCAACGCGCCTGCCGATGCGCCGGCTGAGCAGGAAACCGAGGCCAAGGCCATCGCCGCGCCCAAGCGGCGCAAGGCAAAGGAATCGTAAATGGCAGTCACCTACACCACCGCAGTCAAGACCGCGCGGATGCAGGCGGTTGCCGATCAGATCGACGCGGGCGCATCGCCGGGCAAGCTCAAGATTCGCGATGCCAGCGACGTCGTCCTGGCCACGCTGATCCTGGCTGATCCCTGCGGCACGGCTGCAAGCGGCGTTCTTACGATCGATTTCAGCCCGGCGATTTCTGACACCTCCGCGGACGCAACCGGCACGGCAACGAATGCGATCATCACGGACAGCTCGGACACCACGGTTGTTTCCGGGCTTACGGTCGGCACCAGCGGCACCGATATCGTGATAGACAATACATCGATCAATATCGGCCAGACGGTCACAGTCACCGCCGGCACGATCACGCACGCATAGCGGCTAACCCATGGCCACCGACACCCGCGCACCGACCAGCGACTTCGCAAAGGGCGGGAAGGCTGCCTATTCGTCGGGCACAACCGGCTACAACCTGGTCAACGACTACCCGGACACCGCCAACCCGCTGACAAACTATGTCACGCTCGGCACTACCGCCAATTCGTTCATAGCGTTCAACTTCACCGCGTTTTCCCTTCCAGCGGGGGCCACGATTTCATCGGTCGCGGTGCAATATACCGATCAAAAGCCGGGCGGCTTGACCGACACTGCCGCCGCCCGCCTTCGGATCGGCGGAACCTATTACAACGCAACCACGCATAGTGTAGGCCTTGCCACCGCCACACGCGAGGATGTGTGGGCAACCAACCCGGCCACGGCAGCGGCGTGGACTGTCGCTGATGTAAACGGGACGGGCGCGAACCCGCTCCAGAATTTCGGCGTGATCGGGCCAGATTCAAACCCGGTCTGGCGGCTCGGCTCGATCCAGATTTCCGTGAACTACACGACCGGCACCACAGGCACGATATCCGCCACTGAAACGGGCGCTGACACAGCCAGCCTTTCCGGCAATGTGCTGGTGCAAGGCGCGCTGGCTGCGGCAGAAACGGGCGCGGACACCGCTTCGCTGTCTGGCCAAGTCGTGGTGCAAGGCTCCATCGATGCAGTCGAAGCCGGCGCGGACACTGCGAGCATCTCCGGGAATGTGCTTGTCGCGGGTGCATTGGCGGCGGCGGAAACTGGCAGCGACACTGCGGCATTCGCCGGTGGCGTCATCGTCCAGGGTAGCCTTGCCGCGACCGAGAGCGGTTCGGACACGGCGGCATTCACCGGCAGCGGGGTTTCCAGTGCTGTCACCGGCACCCTCGCGGCGGTTGAGAGCGGTTCCGATACAGCCAGCCTATCGGGCAATGTGCTGGTTGAAGGAGCTCTCGCGGCGACGGAAGTGGGTAGCGACACGGCCGCCATGGCCGGCAATGTGCTGGTCACCGGCTCGCTGGCCGCGAATGAAAGCGGTTCCGATACCGCCGCTCTCAGTGGCTCCATTCCCGTGCAGGGCACCTTGTCCGCTACGGAAACTGGCGACGACACGGCGCAATTCATCGGACTGTTCCCGCCGATCACCGGCACGCTGGCTGCAACCGAAAGCGAGCAGGACACAGCATCTTTCGCGGCGATCTCGTTCGCGCAGTACCCGCTCGAAGGCCAGACGCAGGCCCGCCCGATCCAAGGCGCGGCCAAGGTCTATCCGATCACCGCAGCGCAGGCGCGCCCACTGACAGCCGCGCAGCAGTACCCGCTCGAAGGCCAGACGCAGGCCCGCCCGATCCAAGGCGCGGCCAAGGTCTATCCGATCACCGCAGCGCAGGCGCGCCCACTGACAGCCGCGCAGCAATACCCGCTCGCCGGGCAGGTCCAGCACTATCCGCTTGAGGAGGCCGCATGACGCTGATCGTCGAAAATGGCAGCGGCCTTTCCACCGCCGAGAGCTTCGCCAGCGTGTCAGCGGCCGACACGCGCCTTGCCGCGCAGGGCAATACCAATTGGGCGGGCCTGACCACCACTGAAAAGGAGCAAGCCCTTCGCCGCGCCACGCAATACATGGAGCAAGCCTATCGCCAGCGTTGGCAGGGATCCCGGCTAAACGGCACGCAGGCGCTTTCGTGGCCGCGTTCGTGGGTCACGGTGGACGGCTACGCGGTGGCGTCGGACAGTGTGCCGGCGGACATCGCCAACGCCTGCATCGATCTCGCGTTCAAGGCGGCGGCGGGCGATCTCAACGCCGACCTATCCCCGCCAGTAATCCGCGAAAAGGTCGGCCCAATCGAAACGGAATACGCCGCTCATGGACCGGAGCGCACCCGCTACCCAGCCATCGACATGATGCTTGCGCCCTACCTCGGCAGGGGCGGCGCGTCCTACCAACTGGTGCGGACATGAGTGGCCGCGATACCGCCACCCGGCTGCTTACAGCCAAGGGCCAGACCGTGACGCTGACAAGCCGCGCGGCGGGCTCGTATAATCCGGCGACGGGCGCGGCAAGCGTCACCACGTCCACGCAGACGGCCAAGGCAGTGCTTCTGCCCAAGAGCGGCCTGCGCAACCAGGGCAATGCGGAAGTGCCGGCGGGCGATGTGCAATGCCTGCTTTCGGCGATGACCACGGCGGGGGCTGTCCTGACCGCGCCGCAGGTCAACGATACCGTCACCGATGTGAATAGCCGCGTGTTGACCGTGATCGAAGTCGCGCCGCTCGCGCCGGACGGCACGGCGGTCATGTATGACCTGACATTGCGGGGGCACTCATGAGCAGTTTTGCCCTCGATATCCGCCGGTTCGTCGAAAAGACCAAGGACCGCGCTGACCAGGCGGTGCATACCATCGTCGCCAATATCGCGGCGGAAATCGACTTCCGCTCGCCGGTCGGTGATGCGACGTATTGGAAAAGCCCGCCTCCGAAAGGCTACGTCGGCGGGCGGTTCCGCGCGAACTGGCAGCTTGGCGTCGGCAGTGTGGACGTGGCGACCACCATGGCGACCGACCGCAGCCCCAAGAACCGCGAGACGGGCGGGACGACGACGCGCGGCATCGTGGCTTCGATCCCGGCACAGGCGGCTGGCAAGGTCTACTATTTGAGCAACAGCCTCCCGTATGCCCAGCGCATTGAAAATGGCTGGTCGCGGCAAGCTCCGTCTGGCGTCGTCGGGCTCACGCAGGTCATGTTTCAGCAGATCGTGCGCAAGGCCATTGCGGGGTTGCCGGAATGAGCGCGCTAGGCACAATCCTCTCGCAACACGGAAGCGTATTGCTTGCACAACGCATCCTTAACTGCGTCCAGACCGGCAATAATGTTGCGCAGCGCCTCGTGCCTGTGGTTTTCGTGTTCAAGCTCGATTCTGTCACAAAGAAGACGTTCAAGAGAAAATTCGGCGGTTTCAACGCTCCCCACAACACTATCAAAAGGTTCGTCGTAAAATTCACCGAGAAGGGCCAAAGATATTTGAATACCTCCTGGGCTCGCGCGGACGCTGAACGCCCCAGCGCATTCCTCTTTAATCGCTGCAGTGATCGCGTCTGCAAAACGTGGAGCAAGGACGTTCAACAGGCGCTCAACTATTTCGGCATCTGTTGCCATTCCGATCTCCTATCGGCTCCAGTTTCCAGTGGGGCAACGCGCTGGAGTGGCGCGCTTTCGGCTGGCCTGCCTAGCCCTCGGACTGATTACCACATTGCCGCGCAGGTGCAAGCATGAGCTCCGTGTCGATCCGCGCCGCGATGGAAAGCGCGCTGAACGGCATGAGCCCAAGCCTCGCAACGGCTTGGGAAAACACGCCATACACACCCACGCCGGGCACCGCATACCAGCGCGTCCACTTGCTGCTTGCCGATCCGGAAATGCTCGAAATGTCCGGGCGCATCCATCGCGAGGCGGGCTTCCTGCAAGTCACACTCTGCTACCCGCTTTCGACCGGCCCAAATGCCGCACAGGCGCGGGCGGAACTGATCCGGTCCACGTTCTACGCCGGGCGCGAGTTCACCAGCGGCGGCATCACCGTCCGGGTGGAGAAAACGCCGGAGATCGCCCCGGCCATGATCGACGAAGACACTTACGAAACCCCGGTGCGCATCCGGTTCTATGCGTTTGTGACAAGGAGTTGAGACTATGACCGTCGGCCAAGGAATCAGCCGCACCTGGGCTTACAAGGTCCAGTCAGCACTAGGCACCGCCGCGAGCGGTTCGGGCGGGCAGTTGCTGCGCCGCACGAGCATCGATCTCACCGGGACGAAGGAAACCTATTCGTCGAACGAGATCACCAGCCACCAGCAAAGCACCGGCGCAACCCATGGTGTCGGTTCGTCGGGCGGCAACATCGCGGGCGAGATGAGCGCAACCACCTACGGCGACTTTCAGCAGTGGTTGCTGCGCAAGGACTGGGCGGCGACCAGCGCCATTTCCTCGCTGTCGCTGACCATCGCCTCGTCGGGATCGAACTACACCGTTACGCGCGGCTCTGGCGACTTCCTGACCGGCGGCATCAAGGTCGGCGACGTGATCCGGCTGACCGGGGGTTCGCTGAATGCCAACAACGTCGGCAAGAACCTTGTCGTGCTGAACGTCACATCGACCATCCTCACGGTCAACGTGCTGAACGAGGAAACGCTCACGGCGGAAGGCCCGATTGCCTCCTGCACCGTGACCGTCGCCGGCAAGAAGACGTGGACGCCGACCAGCGGGCACACGAACAAGTATGTCACGTTCGAGGACTATTCGGCCGACCTGACCCGCAGCCAGCTTTTCGCCGACTGCCAGATAGCAAGCATGGCGATCACCGCGCCGGCTACCGGCATTGTGACAGTGCAGTTCGCGGTCGTCGGCCTGTCGCCTCCGACCCGATCGGGAACGCAGGTGTTGACCACGCCGACCGCCGAAACGACCACCAGCGTCATGTCGTCGGCCCGGTTCGCGGTCTACATCAACGGCGTGCGCCAGTCGGCGGTCACTGGCTTCTCGCTCAACATCAACGGCAATGTCGAGCTTGGCGAAGCCGTCATCGGCTCCAACTCCCGGCCCGACGTCAAGCGCGGCCGGATCGCGGTCGATGGCTCGTTCACGGCGCTGTTCGAGGACGACACGCTGGCCGGTTTCTTCGACGACGAAGCGGCGCGTGAAGTGGTCATCGTGCTGGCCGAAGACGCCACCGACGACGCCGACGTCATCTCGTTCGCGATGCCAGCGGTCAAGTTCATGTCGGCGAGCGGCGATGACGGCGAGAAGCAGCTTGTTCGGACTTACAACATTGTCGCCCAGCGTCCGAGCGGCGCCGGGACCGGGACCGAGCACAACGACGCCATCGTTGCGATTCAGGATAGCACCATCGCCTGAATTTAACCGTGTTCCTGGGGGCGCCTCTCCTCGGCCCCCAGGGACACCCCGAGGAGAAATGCAATGACCAAGACCGGAACCGACTTCGCCTTGCTGGACATGGCCGCCGCTCACGAAAAGGGCGTCCGTGTCCAGCTTCGCCACCCGATCACCGACAAGGCACTGCCTTCGTGGATCACCGTTCGCGGCGACGAAAGCGCGCCTGTGCAAGCGTTCCTGCGCGGCGAGATCAACGCGCAGATCAAGCGCAACGCCAAGCCCGACAGCGAGCCGCAGATGATCGAGGACAGCATTGCCGCCGCCGTCGAAAAGCTCGTGGTGGCGACGATCTCATGGGAGGGCATCGAATGGGCCGGCGAGCCCATGGAATGCACGCCCGACAATTGCCGGAAGCTCTACGCCCAGAAGTGGCTGCGTGAACAGTTGTTCAAGGCGGTGGAAACCGAGGGAAACTTCTCGCTGGGCTAGTGGAGGCGTTTGTCGCTTTCGCTGCCCATGAATTTGAATTGGCCGTGCCGCAGAAACCGGACGGCCTACCGCTAAAGGAGCACTTGATGGCGGCATGGAAAAGATCGGGGAGGCAGCCGGCGAAGCTGGCCAATGCCCCGGCCATGCCGAAGGGCGCAACGCGGCTATGGGCGGACTTCCTGGAACTGTCGCACTGCCGGGGGCCCACACAGGCTGGCATTGCGCCGATCACGTTCGCGGATCTGGACGCATGGCAGCGGGTGCGCGGCGTGCGGCTCGAGGCGTGGGAAGTGAACGCCATTCGCGGCGCGGACATGGCATTCCTCAAGGTGTTCGGCGGGGACAAGCGCAATGACTGACTTTGCCAGCCTTGTTCTCGCGGTTGACAGCACCAGCGTCCCGAAAGGCACGGCGGCGCTGGATAACCTGGCGAAGTCCGGTGACAACGCCACGCGGGCGGCAAACCTGCTTGCGCGGGCCGAACGCGAAAAGGCGCTGGAAGCTGAACGCGCGGCGGCCGGGCTGGTCAAGGCGTCCAGCGCGGCGGGCATGGCCCGTATGGAAGCGATGGGGCTCGCGCAAGCCAACGCTACGGTAACGGCCAGCGCCGGGGCCCAACGTGCCGGTATGCAGCAGTTAAGCTATCAGATCGGCGATGCTGCAACTATGTTTTCGCTTGGTGCGAACGCATCGCAGATATTCGCCTCGCAGATCGGCCAGACCCTCGGCGCGGTCCAGTTGATGACTGGCGGCACAAGCAAGCTCGCGACGTTCCTCGGGGGGCCTTGGGGTATTGCGATCACGGCGGCAACGGTGATCCTCGCGCCGTTCATCGGCAGGCTGTTCGACACTGCCGACGCGGCCACCACGGCAAAGAATGCGCTTTATGACCTGATCGACGCGCAGCGCAAAAAGGCAGCGGAGGACGCGAAACAAACGCTGGCGGCAGGCCAACTGAACGCGCTGCGCGACGAACGGCTGCGGCTGCTAACCCTGCGGGACAAAGGCCCTAGTGCCGGCTTCAACCGCGAATTTGAGGCACAGGCCATCCGTAATTCAGATGCCCGGCTGCGCTCACTCAATTTGCAGATTGCCGAAGGCGAGGCGGCGCTTGCAGCATCGGAATACAAGCCGGTTGACCGCACGGCGGCGGCGCATGAACGCGCCACGCGGGCAGTTGGCGGGCATGCTGCAGCGGTGCGCGCGGCAAAGCCGGTTATCACGGAGGACCAGCGCGCCTACGAACAGGCGCTCAAGACTGTTCAGGAACGGATCAATACACTCAACGAGGAAAACGCGCTTCGCGCCATTCTGAATAATCAGGTCGCGCAAGGTCTTATAACGTCCGAAGAAGCCGACAAGCAACTGGCGATCGAAAACCAGTTACGGCCGCTGATCGTGGCGGGGCTGAAAGCGAACGGGGCGGAGTTGGCCACCTATCGCAAGGTTCTGTCGGAGGCGAACAAGGAGCAAGAACGGTCAGCCGCTATCCAAAAAGCCATAACGGCGGCATCGAACCTGAATAGTGAAGCGGCCCGTACAGAAGCGCAGGCTACGGCGTGGCGGCACTACAAGGATGCTGTCGCCGCGCTTCCGCCGGAATTGCGGGGAAACCACGCGGCGCTTGAGAACTTGCAACAGGTTCGCGACGATGAAATCGCGCAACTCGAATACGATAACGAGTTGAAGGGACTGCAAGTCCAGCTTTCCAAGGCCCTTGCGGATGGTGACAAAGCTGTTGCGGATGCCATCCAGAAGCAAATCGATGCAATGGTTAAGTCCCACGATGCCCAAGTTAGACTGAACGGCATCCAGAGGGAGGGTGTGGATACGGCCCTGTCGCTGGCCGATGCATATGACAGGGTAGCGAGCGCGCTAGGCCATGTCGGCGGCATCATCGGGGGCGGGGTCGGGAGCACGATATCGGGGATCGGTTCCGCTGTCGGACAGTTCGGGCAGTTTGGTAACAACGCAGGCAACTTATCCGAGGCTTTCAATCGCCTCGGCCTCGGTTCCGGTGTGTCGGGCGTGCTTGGCAAGGGCTTTGCCGGAATAGGACTAGGCGGCACCATCGGCGGCCTGTTTGGCGGCAACGGCAACACTGGCGGTTCTATTGGCGGTGGGCTTGGTGGGGCTATCTTTGGGCCTGTCGGCGGGCTCGTTGGCGGGCTCATTGGCGGGATAATTGGCGCGATATTTGGCGGCGATCCCGATCAGGCTGTCGCCACGCTCAACCTCGCCAATGGCAAGGCCGGTTACGGCAACCTGTTTAAGGAAGGCAAGAACAAGGACGAATACGCGCAGCAAGTCGGCAGCGCCGCAGATGCCGTTGCGCAGGCCCTCAACAGCATTGTTGGATCGCTAGGCGGCACTTTGACCGGCGGGCTGGGGAATATCTCCATCGGCCAATACAAGGGCAAGTGGGCGGTGAACGACGGCAGCAAGCCGGGCTTCCGGGGCCTTGCTGCGGGCGATCCGGGCGCGACGGTCTACGGCAGCGCGGAGGAAGCCATTGCGGCGGCGATCCAGCTTGCGATCAAGAACGCGACGACCGGGCTTAGCGATCAGGTCAAGAACCTCGTCGGCGCACCGGGCACCGACCTCGACACGCAGCTTGCCAAGGCGCAGGCGTTCCAGGCGGTGCTGAAGGATGCGGCGGAAGCCACGCACCCGCTCGGCGAGGCACTCAAGGCGCTGCAACAGCAGGTCGACCAGCTCGACGCGATATTCGCCGAGGCCGGCGCGACGACCGAGCAACTGGCGCAGCTCACCAAGTACGAGACAGACCAGCGCAAGGCGCTTGTCGGCGCGTTCACGCAGTTCATCACCGAGAATTTCAGCACCGACGCGGAAAAACTGGCCAAGGCGACTGCGGACGTCGCCGCCGAAATGGACCGCCTCGGCCTGTCCAACGTGACCACGAAAGCGCAATTCAAGGCGCTGGCGGACGGCGTGGACGTGACCACGGACGCGGGTGTGGCGCTGCTGGAATCGCTAGTCAAGATCGCGCCGGAGTTCCTCATGGTCGCCAATGCGGCGGAACAGGCGGCGGCCAGCGCACAGGCATTGGCCGAAGCCGAAGCGCAAGCCGCCGCGCAAAGGCAGGCCGAGGTTGCCCGGCAGAAGTCCGACCTCGATATCGAGCTTGCGCAGGCGCTTGGCGACAAGACGCTTGCCCTTGCCCTGTCACGCGAGCGCGAGCTTGCCGCCATTGACGAAAGCCTGCGCCCGCAAAAGCTGCTGATCTGGTCGATACAGGATCACGCTGCGAAGGTGTCGGAAGCGCGCAACGTGCTTGCCCAGTCCTACCAGCGCGAGCGTTCGGAACTGCAACAGACGGCCTCCCGCCTGCACAACATGGCGGACAGCCTGCGCAACTTCCGCGCATCGATCTATTCCGGCGCCGATGGCACCACCCGCAACGCGGCCCTCGCCCGGCTGATGATCACCGGCGGCCAAGCGGCGGCGGGCAACGAAAACGCGGTCAGCAGCCTGCCCGGCGTGACCAACGCATTCCTCGACGCCTCCCGCAACAGCGCCAGCACGCTTGTCCAGTACCGCCGCGACCAGGCGCTTGCGGCAAGCTACGTTGACAAGGCCATTGCCGGGATCGATAGCCAGGCCAGCGCCGCCGATCGGCAGATCGCCGCGCTCGACAAGCAAGTCGAAGGCTTGCTCGATCTCAACGATAACGTCGTCACGGTTGACCAGGCGGTGAAGGACTTGACCGCGCTCATGGAAGCGCCGGCGGCCGTCATGGGCAACAATCGCCTGCTCGATACGCAGGAAGAGCAAGTCGACCTGATGGACCGGCTTGTGACCGAAGTTCAGCGGCTCAACGCTGATAGCAGCGCCTTGCAATTCAACATGGCCGAGAGGCTGGCGCGGATCGAACGGTTCATATCGCGCGGCGAAACGGACGGATTCCGGGTGTTCAACGACACAGATACGCCGCTTTATACGAGTGCAGTGGTATGAGGATCGCAGTGGTATGAGGATCATCGAGCCTGTCACGATCACCGCCGACAAGCTGATTTCCTCCAACATCATCGAGGAAGCCCCGCGCTCGGCCAGCGCCGTGAGCTACAACAAGTGGTCAAGTTCAACCAGTTATTCGAGCTCCAATCAGGTTTGCCATGAGTTCACCCCGGAGCGACCCGATGCGCTGTATGGGCAGGGGCCGCTGTTTGGGCTTTTCACCAGCCTTTACAGCACCAACATAAACCACCAGCCGGCCAAGTATTTTCCCGCTTCCGGTTCCGGCACGATTCCTGGCTGGTGGCGCTGGACGCTCGGCACCTACGCGCCGAAGTGGGTTTCGACGACGACCTACGGCATCGGGCAAGTGGTGGGCAGGATCAGCGGGGCGACGGGCGCGCTCTATACCTCGCTCGTGGCGAACAACGTCGGCAACGATCCGGTAAGCAGCCCCTCGCAATGGCGCCAGACCACAACCGACAGCTATGAAAGCTATGCGGGCGGGACGACTTACGCGGACGGGGACCGGGTGGCGCGGTTCGCCGGCACGCTGGGCTCGGTTTTCGAGAGCCTTGTCGGTAGCAACACTGGCAACACGCCGGAAAGCAGCCCAACGCAGTGGGAATACAAGGGGCAGGCGTACAAGCTATGGGCGAGTGGGACAGCCTACAGCACCGGCGATACCGTCACCGACCTGCGCACGCATCACAATTACGAGGCGCTGCAGTCGACCACGGGCAACGACCCCACCGACGCGGCCAACATCGACTATTGGCTCGACCTTGGCCCGAATAACCGTTGGGCCATGTTCGATACGGTCAATTCGTCGCAGTCGTCCTATGGCGAGGAAATCGACGTCACCTTTGCGCCGGGCGAGGCGTGCGACAGTCTGGCGTTGATGAACATGGTGGCGGCGACGGCCCGGATTATCGTGACCAGCGTCACCGGCGGCGGCACGGTTTACGACCAGACCTTCGACCTTGCAGACACGGGTTTCATCACCGATTGGCGCCATTACTTCTTCGACCCGGTAACGTATCAGGCAGACCTGATCGTCAACGACCTGCCGCAATATGTGGATGCTGTTGTTCGGGTGATTATCAGCCATCCCGGCGATGTGGCTCAGTGCGGCGCCTGCGTGGTCGGCCTGTCGAACGAATTGGGCGGCACAGTGTACGGCGCGTCCACCGGCATCATCGACTTTTCGCGCAAGGTGGCGGACGACTTCGGCAACTATACGCTTGTCGAGCGTGCCTATGCCAAGCGGGCGCGGTTCAAAGTGTTCTGCCTCAACACGCAGATCGACAGCATTCAGGCGCAGCTCGCCCGCCTTCGCGCGACCCCGGTGATCTATCAGGGCACCGACGATTACGCGATGACCTGGATTTACGGGTTCTTCCGCGATTTCAGCGTCGATATTGAATACCCGCGCCACAGCTATCTTAACATCGAAGCCGAGGGCCTCTCCTGATGCCGATCCCGACACTCCCGACCCCTCCCGCCGCGCCTAGCCGGACGGACGACACGCCGGCCGAATTTGTCACGAACGCCGATGCGTTCGTCACATGGCTCGAAACTTTCGGCGGGGATCTGAACGATTGGGCCACGGCGGTCGCTGCCACAGTGTCAGGCGTCGACTTCAACGGCACCAGCGCGACTTCGCTGGCTATCGGAACTGGCAGCAAGACGCTTACGACGCAGACCGGCAAGCTGTGGAACATCGGGCAATTCGTCATCATCGCCGACAGTTCCAACCCGGCGAATTACATGGGCGGGCAGGTGACGGCCTACAATTCCGGCACAGGGGCGCTGACGGTCAACGTAACGGCCACGGGTGGCAGCGGCACGATTGCCGCGTGGTCGGTCGGCATATCGCCGGATACCAGCCAGAAACTCCCCTTGGCTGGCGGCACGCTCACCGGGCTATTGACGACGCTGGCGAGTGCGACCGGCAGCGCGGGCCTGAATGTCCCCCCCGGCACCGCACCGACAAGCCCGAACAACGGCGATGAATGGGCGACCAGCGCCGGGCGTTTTCTGCGTTTAGCGGGGGCGACCCATGAAGTCGTCCTACGCACACTGGATCAAACCCTGACGAAAAAGACGCTTGAAGACCCGATCCTGTCGAAGGCGCTGACCGAGACAGCCTACACCATTACGGACGGCGCCGCATTTGAAGTCGATCCATCGAACGGCACGGTCCAGAAAGTGACGCTGGGGGCAAGCCGCACCCCGAAGGCGACCAACTTCGGCAACGGGGAAAGCATCCTCCTGCTGATCGACGACGGCGCCGCTCGGACGCTGACGTGGACGGACGCGACCTGGGGTGGAAGCGGGGTCAAGTGGCTCGGGCCTTACAGCGGCGGCGGGTCCGCCCCGGTGCTGGGAACGACCGGCTACACATGGGTCGTGCTGACCAAATACAGCGGGCAGGTCTATGGCCAGCACGCGGGCTATTCAGCATGATAATCGCGGCGAACAGGCATATCATGGCGGGGGCCGGGGCCGGGCCGGTTTATGCGGGCTTCTCGTCCACAATTGACAGTACGGCAGCTATAACAGCGACCCTACCTGCCGGCGTGGTCGGCGGAACGTTGCTCATCGCCACGATGAACATTGCCGATTTCACCGCGCCCGGCGCGAAGACATGGACCGGCGGGACGGGTTGGACCGAACTGCTTGACCAGAACGCCCGTCCGAACTTGCGCGTGGCATACAAGGTGGCCGGGTCGGGCGAGGCCAACCCAACATTCACGCACACCGGAACCGATGGCGATTCCTACGCTTGCGTTTCGATCTGGGCATTCAACCGGGCCGCATACGATACGATAGGGACTATCGCCACAAGCACGGACAACGGCACGATAAGCTACAATTCGATCACGTCGGCGGGCGGGATCGTCATCGCGGTCATAGCGTCCGGCGAGGACACGGCGACGCCGACATATGGCACGCCGAGCGGCTTCACCGCGCAAGCCCAGGCGAACTACAGCCGAGCGCACCAGCGCGGTTATTACAAGGCATTCGCGGCGGGGTCCGTGTCCGGGCTGTCCAGCACCATCTCCGGGTTCAGCGGGTCTTACAACAGCGGCGTCCTCATAGGGGTTAAGGCGGCATGACTTGGGCACTTATCATCGACGGCGCGGTGGCCGCCTATCCCTATTCGCTGGAACGGGTGCGGTCGGACAATCCCGGCACATCGTTTCCCGCCGACCTGGAGCGCGCCGACCTGTCCGACTTCGGCGTGGTGCCGGTGGAAGAAACCGCGCCGCCCACCCCCACCGCCGAACAGGTCGCGGAGGAAGCTCCCCCGGCGCTGGTCAACGGCACCTGGCAGCAGGCATGGACCGTGCGGGCGCGGACGGCGGACGAACTGGCGGCGGCAAAGGTGGCGAGGCTGGCCGCGCTGGCCGCGCACCGATACGAGATCGAGACGGCGGGGATCAGCTTCGGCGGCACGACCATTCCGACCGACCGGCAGACCTGCGCGATCCTGACCGGGGCCTATGTGCAGGCGGCGGGCAACCCCGCCTTCGCGATCAAGTTCAAGTCGCCCGATGGCACATTCTCCCCGATCAACGCGGCGCAGATACTTGCGGTCGGCGATGCCGTCACCGCGCACGTCCAGGCGTGCTTCGCCCGCGAAAGCGACCTGGCCGACGCGATCAACGCAGCACAGGACTTCGCCGCATTGGCGGCAATCGACACCGGCTCGGGATGGCCGGGCTAACAGGGGTGGCATGGATGGGCACAGGGACAGACATAGCGGCAGCGCTGGGCGGCGTGGTGGCGCTGGCGACGGCCATCGGCGCGGCGATCCGGTTCATTTGGAACAAGATCGAAAAGCGGTTCGAGCGGATCGAACGCGCGCTCGACGAGTGCCAAGCCCACCGCGAGCTGTCCGAAAAGCGGCGCGGCGTGCTGCTCACCATCATCGAGCTGCTCAAGCAGGAACTGCGCCAGCACCTGCCCGAAAGCATCAGCCTGGCCCGCGCCGACGAGCTGACCCGCGAATACCGCGCCCTCGGCAACGGCGCGCAGAAAGGGGAATGAACGATGACCTACGTTCTGGGAGCAACCTCCCTCGCCCGCCTCGAAGGCGTCCACCCCGATCTTGTCCGCGTGGTCAAGCGCGCCATTCAACTGACCTCGCAGGACTTCACTGTGATTTGCGGCGTTCGCACCTTGGCAGAGCAAAAGCGGCTCTACGCGCAGGGCAGGACCGCGCCGGGGCCGATTGTCACATGGACGCTCAAGTCGCGCCATTTGCCGGTCGAGGATGCAAAGACCGGCGGCGTTTACGGGCGCGCGGTGGATATGCCGCCGTACCCGATAAGCTGGGAGAACACCCCGGCCAACCTCGCCCGCTTTGATACCGTGGCGAAGGCAATGTTTCAGGCGTCGGCGGAATTGGGCGTGCCTATCCGCTGGGGCGCCGATTGGGATCGTGACGGGAAGCCGCGCGAACGGGGGGAAACGGATTCCCCGCACTTTGAACTGGCATAAGGAGAATACCCATGCTTGCAGGCTACAAGACCTACATCACCGCAGGCGTCACCGTGATCGGCGCGGTTGCCGCTTACCTGACCGGCGATGCCGAACTTGGCGCGGCGGTCCAGCTTGTCGTTACGGCCGTTCTCGCCGCGACGATCCGCCACGGCGTTTCGGCGTAATCGGCATGGCGGGCTTGTCCCTCGGCAACATCCTGTCGGCGGTCAAGCTCGCCTCGCTGCTGGCGCTTGTCGCGGCGCTGCTATGGTATCGGCACGACGCCAGATCGGCGCACATGGCTTTCGACAAGCTCAAGGCGGAATACATCGCAGACAGCCAGATGGCAGCATATCGCCAGATTGCCGCCACGCAGGCCACAGAAGCGCGCTACAGCGCGTTAGCGGCACAAGGGGACATTGCACATGCCAAGGCACTGGAAAGCGCTCGCAGGGCTTCTGACAGCTTTATCGCTCGCCAGTTGCGGCCCGTCGATCAATGTGCGCCCGGCGGAACCACTGCCGCCGCCCAAGGTGAAGGTGCCGGACTTCCTGCGGTCGCCGCCGCCGATGCCTTCGTGGCTGTTGCCCCCGCCGATGTGACAGCCTGCACCGACGCTGCGGTCTATGCCCGGTCGGCGCACGAATGGGCCGCTAGCCTTCTGCGGGAGGGGCTGGGGGAGTAGGGGCGAGACTTAGCGAATCCCACCTGCGGGCTGCGTAGAACATGTCACGCCAGACTAGGATCAATCTGGCGTGGACGCCTCTTTGAGCTTTTCCGCGACCGCGTCGAGCAGCACGGCCCGCTCAAGCGCAAGCCGCCACAGATCGGTGTATATCCCGGCGGGGACGTCAACCACGCCCGCTACCCAGCGCTGCACGGTTCGCACGTTGCAGCCCAGATCGCGAGCCACTTCGGATTGCCAGCGAGGCCCATAGAGGGCCTCACCAGCTTCGGCGAGAAGGCGGCTCACCGGTGGCCTTCCGCGATGTCTTCGAGGATAATCTTGGCGCTGCCGGCAAGATACCAGCCATATTCGATGCTGTTCGGCATCTGCCCCTTGATGTGGACATCACCGTCGCGGGTGATGCGGAATTTCTCGCCACCGACCTTCGAGACGTAGTTGGCGATGGTGGTGCGTTCGATCTTGGTCATATCGGCCTCCTGCCGTTTCGGACCCGGCCCTATGCCGCTGTCCATGTCGTAGGTTTACGACATAAAAGGGGGGGGTGGTCAATAGGAAAAACGACCTGGCTGGAATAAATTTCGGACTTGCAGCGTGGGCAAGGGTCGGGTTCGTCCACCCTACACCTCCATTTCC